ATCAAAAAAACTGCCTACATCTTTTATATCAGCTAGTTGTCTTGAGCTTGCTGCTGACTCCTGAAGTTCTTTTTCATTATTTTCTGCAACAGAAGCGCCATAGTCTTCAAGGCCCTTGAAGCCCAATGTTTTGCCGAGCCCTTCCAAAGAAGATCCATAGCCTTGTTGAATTAAATCAATGCCTCTACCAATGCCGGTGGTAAAAAGATTGTCGTCTTGTTTAGCTTCTATTTCTGTGGTTTGTTGTGGCAATCCGTCATTAGATATATAATTTTGTATTTTATCTAATTCTTCTTGATTAGGAGTATCACCTTGTATTTCAAAGTCATAAAGCTTACCAGATACAGGATCTATGGTAGAGTATAAAGCCATTTACTCACCTTTTTTTGTTGATGGCAATTCAGCAACTTTTATTGTTGGCCTTTGCCTTATTCCAGCTTCTCCGTATAATTGAGCTTGCTCAAACCTTAATCTATTAAGCTCTTCTTGCAAAGCAGCAATCTGTTTTTGTTGTTCAGGCGTTGGGCTACCCATAGCTGTTTCCTGTATATCTCCAATTTGTTTTCTAACAGCAGATATATCATTATTATAAGAACTTAAAGCTGACAAAGCTCCTTTTCTATCTAAAATACCTTGACTAGAAGCCTTTATTTTTGCTTGCTGTAATTTGCTTCTAGCATTTAAAATATCATTTAATCCTTCTTGATATCTTTTATTTGCTTCTTCATAAGCTGTTAAGCCTGCTTGTCCACCTTCACCTATAGCTTGTGCTAATGTAGGTTTTTCAGAAGCTAACATTCCTAACCCAACCTGAGCTAATGCCATATATTTATCAAAGTTTCTGTCTTTTTCTAAAGCTTTTTGTCTTTTTAATAATTCCTGCTCTATAGTTAATGGTTTTTCTTCATCAGAAGTTAAATTTAACTTTTGTTCAGGTGTTGCTTCTGGCATTTTAGGAGCTTCATTTAAAGCTTGATCAATGTTTTCAGCATCTTTTGTTTCTTCTTTTTCTAATTCTTTTGCATTTCCGGGTTTTGTAAAAAAATCTGCAATAGGTTCTGTTATTGATTTTGCACCACTATATATACCAGATGGAATGTCGGCTAAAAGATTAATATTTCTACCGGCGCCCTTTAACATACTTTCAAATCCAGTATCTTCAGGATTAGGCTCCATTCCTTCTAATCTAGGACTTAAAAAATTTAATGCAGCATTACCAGTGTCGTACATAGCAGATGGCATACCTTTAATATATTCTAAAAAATCATCACCATAATTTGTTTCTTTTGGCAGTCCATCCTGCGCTCTTATAACACCACCTTCTGCATATCCTCTTAATGAACTTGCAAAAGGCGCACTTAGTAATTGTTCTCTTGGAGGATTCATAACAGAAGATTGAGGTCCTCTTTCTAAAACAGAAGGTCTAGCTAAACCTTTTCCACTTATACCTACATTAGGCATAGCTATTGGTCCTCTATACCCCGGTCTAGGAAAGAGAGGTTCAAAAGGCATAGGTCTCATCAAACTCATATTATTATTTTGATCTAAATCAATATTAAACTTAGACTCTGCTTCATTCTCTATTTCTTCTAAATATGGATCTATTTGTTGACTCATACTGTTTCTAATGTCATTACCAAATTGCATAAGTCCACCAGAGGCCATCTTCATAGGTGCGCTTGTGCCAACGCCATCAGACACAGCACTTTGTGGGGCCATAGCTTCTGACATGCCCATCATTTGGTTCTGAGGTACACCAGCTGCTGCAACAACTTCTTCTGCCACTGTGGGTTGTTGTTGTGCCTGTCTTGATTCCAAGTCACCTTTAACTCTTTTCCTTCTATTTAATTCTGCTAAAACTAAAAACTGAGGAGCGTTGCCGCTTGGCTTCTGCATTTCGTTTACAAGTTGATCTTGGGAAAAGTTTTTTAAATCATCTTGAACTTGGATTAAATTCATCATTAGCCCATTAACCCCCTATATAACCCTAAACCAGCTATACCTGTTCCAAGTAAATCTTTTACAGGGTTGTATTGTTGAAACTTAGTTGTTTCCGTTGATGGCTGGACAGGGACACCACGTAATATAGATGACAAAAATGTAAGGTCTTCTCTAGGCATGTCTCTTTGCCTTACAAAGTCTTCGTATGCAAGGTCTAATCCAGCTTGCTCTCTTGCCTGCCTATCCTTTGCTATTTTTTCTAATAGCTGTGCTGACTCTATATCACCAGCCCTAGCTTTTTCTCCAAGAGCGGCAAGTTGTGCTGACTGACCAGATAAACTTTCTGCAGCAGATAAGCCCATTTTTTCAGCAGCCATTCTAGCATCTCTATCTGCGCCAAACTGTTGCTGTGCTTGCTCAAATGCTTTTTGCTGACCTGTTGCCTGTATATCGCCAAGCTGCCTTTGCAAAGCCTCACTAGCTAAGCCTTGTTGAACTGCGCCTCTACTACCACCAAAGGCACCCGCTTGAACAGCTGATGCATCTCTGCCTGCCTGTTGCCTTTGAAAATCTAATATAGCTTGATTTTTTTGAACATCTAAAACGTTTTGTAAATATGGTGACATATATTTTTGAGCTTGTGCTGTGTCAAAGTCTTGTGATTGAAAGCCCATACCCTGAAGAGCCCGATTCATTCCTGCCGCAGTTCCGCTTGTTGCCTGAGTCAATCCCGGAATACCGCCAGAAGCAACAGATCTTGCTATTTCTCTTGACTTAGCAGTGTCTTCATTTTCATCTGCAAGCCTTTGTCCTTCATAAGGTGTATACTCACGCTTAGACTCCGACTCAGCTCTTTTAATCATATCAATAGCATATGGCTCAAAGTATTTAGGTAATGAGCTTTGTACTATATTTTGTTCAGTAGGTTGTTGTGGTCTTGATCCGCCTTTACCCATTGTTTATCTCCATTCGATAAGCTATATACTCAGGTTTCCAATTATATTTTTTTAAAACTTTTGACCATGCTTTTCTTCCGTAACCTTCTAAGTGGCTACACTCACAGTCTTTTGCAAAACTTATTAATTTTTCCATAGCAATAGGCAACCATTCCATCATTCTAGTTCCGCCTATCCAATCCATAGCCATAGCCTTTTTGCTAGGGTATTGTATAATTCTAGTGGTTATTGCTGCTATCACCTTCTCTTCTTTCTCTTCATCTATTAATAACCAAAGATTGTAATAGCCTTCGGTTAAATGTTGATAAATATCATCAATGTGATATTTACCTCCGCTTGTTGCAATAGCCTTGTTAAGCATATTGCTAACATCGCCCCATACTATGTCTACTGCCTCTCGTGGTACAGCTGTACAAATCATACAGGCAACATCATTTCATCAGGTATAGCTGGTGGCTGTGTCCTTCCACCTGTTCTAAGCTCTCTAACTCTATTCATCATATCTTCTAATTTATTTGCACCTGCGTCAGAACTCCCGTTTCCGATGCCACTAACAACGTCAGCAGGAACAACAAACTCACCATCACTAAGCAATACATCCTGTTCTCCTTCCATAGTTGCGGGAACCATGTCAGACATACCATCCCCAGCTCCCTTAATCATACCATCGCCCTCTTGAGGGGAAGCGGGTATATCGCCAGACTCAACTCTCTTTACAAGATCTTGTAAAGCCTCTTGACCAAACTGTGCTACAAACTGACCCAATATAACCTTTTGTTGCTCAGGGTCGTTTATTTCGCCTTGTATGACATCTATAGCGCTGCTTATTAACTCTTTATCGTTCATGCCATCTTCGGTCATGCCACCAAGACCCATATCCATAGGACTCATTTCCATTTCAAGCTCACCGCCTTCAGCATAATTTTTAGGTATCCTGTAATTAAATTCACCCATTTTACCTGCGTCATAACCCATTTCTGGGAAAATAGATGTATTAGGGATAGGCATACCTCTAGGATATTCTTTTTCCTCTTCCTCTTCTTGTCTGTACTCTGGCATTGGCGCAAGTGAAGCGGCTAATCCTGTTCCTATTGCCTCAGGTCTTGTTAAGCCTTCCATAAGCTTGCTTCCAATACCTTGTGTTCCAGCTATATTCGGTGGTAACTGTGTATGCAAAGCTGAATCCATTCCGGGGCCAAATGGAGACAAAGATGAAGTTACATCAGAAGTACTTCCAAAACTAGGCATAGTACCACCTGCAATATTTTCTCCTCCAGTTAAACCACCAATCTTGCCTCCAAGATAACTTCCTATACCGCCAAGAGCAGCACTTTGAAGAGCATCCTTGCTACTTCCACCTTGCAACAAAGAACCAATACCAGATCCTAACGCACCAGCCATAAATGCAGGCATTATAGTTGTAGGTATTAAAGACTGCGCTGCAAAACCTAAAATTGCTGGTAACATATTACGCTCCTATTGCTTTCATTCTTTTGACCAATCTCTCGGCTCTGTTAGGTACTTGCTTGTACCATTTAGAATCTGTCATCTCTAAAGATGCCTTTTTCCAGTCACCTTTATTTATAGCTGTTTTTAGTTTACTAAATTTTGAGAGCCTTGTGTAGCCCAGATTGTACATCATATTGCATAAAATTAACTTTACTTCTTCTGGTAGCTTATAAAAATCTTTATAAAGCTTTTCACAATCTTCTATAGTTCCCTGTATATCTTCATTAAAACAAGTGTTTATACGCTTTCTGCTTACAGGCGTTCCAACAGGCATACCATTTTCTGGGTCAGTTTTTTTAACTAAATGACCTATGCCAAATGTAGGTAAACCTAAGTGATCTAAATATATTTCACCTATATTGCCTTCATCAGCTTCTATTTCTTGTCTTAATCTATCGATATCCATTATCTTCTCCTTTGTTTTTTTCTTAAGCTATTTACATGCTTTAAATAAAAATAAGTGCCTATCTTATTAAAGAACTTACTTAACGATAACCAAAACCACATCATTTAGTAAGACCTTTTTGCTTTTCATATGTTCTAAGTGAACCTAAACCTAACATACCCATTAATACAGTCATCAGGCTACCCATGTCAAAGGCTGGTAGATCTGGTATAGATACACCGATATATGCACATAAAAATATTGTAATAGGAGCAAGGACAAAATGCCAACACAATGCAATACCGCAAGTCCAACCTATAAATGGTCTCCAGCCTGCAACAAAGATTGATTTATGCTGTGCCTCTGCTTTGTTAATCTCAAGCTGACCCTTAGCTAATTCTTGTGCGTGGTTTTCAGCCATAGTTGCCACTTCATGTGCCAACTTATTTTTCATGTCTTTGTCTTCTATAAATTTGCCTAGTAAATTAGATACTGGGCCAATTAAAGCAGTTAACATTAATATACCCTCACTTTCTCTGAATCAATATTTGGAACTAACTTGCACATACATTGATAAATATCTTCTTCTTTATCTTTTGTTATAGTTTGATTGTTTAATATTTGTTTAAAGTTAATACAATCATTTACATTTTTAAAATAAATACCGCCTTCTAATTTTAAATTCAAATAACAAACTAACATAAACGCTGTCATTATAAAGCACTCTGAGGTGTTCTGTGTATAGTAAACTCTTGTATACTAGCTACAATATGAAATCTATTAGCTGTTCCAGCTTGAACTGATATTGATTCACCAGCTTGAAGAGCTAGATCCTTTGTTAACAACTCTGCTGTTGCATGACCAGCAACGGTTTTATCAAATAATTCAAAAACACTAGAAGATGCATCTGTTATAAATACCCTTAAAGTATCACTGTTATTACTATGCTCATGAGCCAGAATTGAAGTTATAACAGAGCTATTAAAGTCAGCTCCGCTAGGGGCTGTATACAAAACTGTAGCATCGGTTGTTGTTAAAACGGTTTTTGCATTTGTTATTCCTAAAACATATTGTGGTATTGTTGTTACAAACATTATCTTTTACCATCCTGTCTTACGTTTATCTGAGGTGTTCCAAGTTTAAATTTTGTGCCTAAACCACTTGATTCAAGTCTTAATGCAAATGTTTTACCTCTAATTCTAAAGTCAAGTTTTCCAGTATAAGCCTCAACTGGGCTTGTTGCTGTTCTTTGTGCGGTTCCTGTTTCTGTTTGCGATATTCCAGACCCTGAGTATCTTTGAGATTTAATTGTAAAATCTACTGTTGGGTTGATAGATGTAGAGCCATTAAAATTAACATCTGGCACCACTTCATCTAAAAAAGAAAATCCTTGATCTTGGCTAAATTTCATTGGGGCTGATTCAACAAAAGAGGTCATAGCAGATCCATCATCATCATAACCTGTTTCATGATTGTATAAGTATTGACCACCAGTAGACACAGGCAAGTTTCTTATTCCTCTATCTAGCCATGCCTGCCTTGCTAAGGTACCAAAATACCAAACATTTTCTGCATAGTTAAATGTTATATATGAATCAATTTCAGTTTCTCCTTCACTTGGATAAAACCATATTATTTCACTAAACTCTGAATTAACACCAACATGAACCTTATCTTTTTCTTCAAAGTTAAAATTTAAAAACACTTTATCTTTTACTGAGCAAGGTATTTGGCTTGTGCCGCCACCTGAGTATAAATAAAACGTATCTACGCCCATCCAGTAAACAGAATCGTCAACAGCTATAGCTGCTGCAGGACTCATGATTGTTATGTTTTTAGAAAGCTCCTTAATACCAAATGTAAATGGAGGGCCAATAAATCTCATTGAGTGAACGCTTTTGTTTGTAAATACAAGTATCTCTTCTTTTGTTTCTACTGCTTGCATAAATGTTGATCCACCACCAAGCCTTAAGTCACCAGCTGTGTTTGTGGTTGTTGGAAACCAATCAACAGGATTTTCTTGTGATGAAAATCTTATTAATAAAGGATCTTGAACGCCATTGCCTTGTGTGGCAGCAGATGTTGCTCCTAATCCATCACACCCAAAAGCTATAATATGTCTGTCTGCATCAGAAACAATTATTTGCTTT